TATTTGTTCCATATGGGATAAATTCTAAAACTGTGTGCTCTATATTATTTGATAATGGTAAAGATTTCCAATATAAATTTCCATCGGATGCACATGTAAGAGTTCCAGATGTAGTATTATTGGTATCTGAATATAATTGAATTCCACCAGTTGATGGAAATGATACTAAATTATAATTGGTTTTTGTTGGAGGTGTATATGTTGTTGTGTGTTGTTTTGTCATAAATAATTCCACAAATGATATAGTAAATGAGGCAGTTGCGGGAGAATTAATAATTAAATATGAGCTGTATGTTCTTATTGCTGTTGCTGTTTGTGTTGAGCCTAGTTGTGTTCCATTTACAAATACTTGCGTTGAGCCTGTAGTAAAATCCCAATCTACAGATATGAAATAATCTGTTCCAGATACCGGATTAAATGCCGCCAAATTTGCGTCAAAAATAGTTAATCCATTTGAATCGATACATTTTAATTTTAGATTTCCTGATGTAAAATGATATAATAATATGGAATTATTGCCATTTGCAGAATTACCATATAATTGCATAATATTAACTGTTGTAGTTGGTGGATTTGAATAATGTGAATTAGTTTTAAAATAACATGACATAGTTCCAACCTGTCCGCTATCCACATATTGCCCAGTTATATATTTTAATTGAGACATAGTAGAACCACCGGCGTTTAATAAAATTCCGTTTGAAATTGCTAAATCACCACTAAAAGAACTATAACTTCCAGAAGATACAGAACCCGTCGAATAATTAGGATTATATTGATCACCATATAAAAAGAAGGTAAAATTAGGAACATTACGAATATTAGCGCCACCATTTAATGTTGTTAATTCCAAATTACCGGAACCTGCACCAACAGATAATGAACCATATTTATCGTATGTTGAGGTAGTTGTACCGTATAAATTAGGATTTACAAACATTCCCTCTACACATCCAATTTTTTTCATACTGCATATAGCGCCATAATCATATATAGGGGCATTAGTTAATTTACTTATTGCCAAGTTGTCGACTCGTTGTAATTTTAATTGTGTATTTGCTGATGTAATTAAACCGGATGCAGATGAACCAATAACTAAATTACCGCTACTGTCATTTACTAATGTTGAAAATAAACCAGCGCCACCAGATAATGTTAAACCATTTGAACCAATATATACATTTCCGGCAGATATACCACCATTAACAATTAATGTTCCTGTAGATGTGCTTACGGCTTCCGTAGTATTATATAAATAAAACACATCAGATGATGAAAAACCCGTATTAGTATCGGTATCATATAGGAAATTATCAATATATCCATTAGGATAAGATGCAGCGCCATAATTCTGTATAATTAAAGGTGTATCAGTATATAAGGCATTTAATACAGTTCCTGCAGATGATCTAATAAATACATTATAAGTTGAACCGGATTGATATACTAAAAATCGCGGCATAGAATTAATTAAAAAATTATTGAGATTTGATGAAATATTTACACCATTAATTAATAATTCCGTTATTTGGTTCGTTTCTGTTCTTGCTAATATATTTAAGTTTTGTGATGTAGTCATTGTATATAATAAAAACCAATCTGAAGACGACAAATATAATGATCTTGGGTTACTTTCAATAATACTGCCACCAACATATAAATCCTTAGCTATTGCTGCTCCTCCATTAATTACAAATGCGCCGCTCATTGTATCTGTTGCGTTCAATGTTGAATTAACATGAGATGAAACTGAAGTTAATGAACCTCCAATATTTGCATTTCCACCAACATATATATTATTACCTATTCCAATTCCTCCATTTAATGTTAATGCTCCTGTCGATGTTGATGTTGATTGTGTATTATCAGATAATGATAATGATGACGCATTAATTGAATTACAATATAAAGATTTAGCAATTCCTACACCTCCAGAAACAGTTAATGATCCTGTTGATGTAGACGTTGATTCAATTGTTGTTGTTTTTAATGAACCGTTTATTGTTCCACCAACAAAAAGATTACCAAGAACCGTATTATTTCCATATGTTGTATTATTTGATAAATTAACAGAATTACCCCCAACATATAAATTTTGAGATATACCAACACCACCAATAACTTGAATTGCTCCAGTCGATGTAGATGTTGAATTTGAACCTGTAACAACTTCATTTTCTAAATAAACTATATTTGTGGCTGTTAATGTTCCGCCAACAAATAAATCATCTTTTACACCCATTCCACCATTTATAACTAATGCGCCTGTTGATGGACTTGTTGAATTATCCGTCGCATGAAAATCAATTATACCATTAAAAACAGTATCTCCATTTACATATAATGCCTTTTCGCTTGGATGTGTTGTATTATCTAATGTTAGACTATTTCCATATAGATCGTAATCGTTTGGAACGAAAAATAAATTTGATATTGACATAATTATATCATTATCAAAGATATTAAAAATTAAAACGGTTTAATTAAAGGTGTTAGATTTTGTGGTAATGGATATAATCCAACTTCATGCATCATATTATATGTTATTTTATTGATATAATCGGATATATCGTGTGTTATTAGATTAATTGATGATATAAAAGCATTTGGAGGTAATACGGTATTGACATCGATTAATTGCTTTATTATATTTATAAATTCACTTAAATCATAATTAATTAAAATTAATGATTCCATTTCCCATCTAATATAATCTAAATGGTGGTATAATTCATTTTTATATAAATGTTTCTTACCATGAATTTGAATAACTTTGGCAATTGTTTTCAATTGTGAATTCAAAGAATATAAACGACCATATTGAGTATTAATTAATTTATATGTTTTAGTTGCCAGATCGATATCTTTAAATGCTATACTATATGAAAACATCCGTTTTATTGCTTTAAATGCATTAGGTTCCAATTTAGAATATAATAATGTATACATTGAAGTTTTAAGATCTTCTTTTCTGAAATTTAGGAAATCTTCATTTGCTCTATCTGCTAAATTCATAAACAATATACGTCCATATTTAGTTTTATATGATAATGTGAAAAAATTTGAACAATCTGAATATTTATTATCACTATTTAAAAATATACCTTCAACGTTAATATTACTTTTTTCCTGAACTGCTATTTCCAAAGAATATTTATATAATCCTGTAAAATCTCGCAATACTTTATATCCCCTAAATATCTCATCTGGTGTCCATCTTAATATATAACGTGTTCTCATTATTTTTTTAACTTTTTCGAAATCTAATTGATCTCGGTTTGATTTAGTTTGGATTTGTTTAATTGTTGTATATTCTTTTTCATTTAAAAACAGTCTTTCGTAATAAATATCGATTAATTCAAAAAAAGAATCTGGAACATAATAAACATTATTGGAACATTTACCATAATCGACATTATAATATAAATTATCTAAACCGCATTTAACTTCCATAAAATATTGTTTATCGGTTTTCATTAAATCGGATACAATTTTTTTTATACCATAAATAAAATATTTAATTAATGTTTGTTTATCCGCATTATATACAGGTTCAAATAAATCGACATCTGAAGCATTACCAGAACGATACGCAAAACTTCCAATAACATGAGCGTTATTATTTTCTTTATCTACTGAATATAATTTAATTTCATCTTTAATATCATTGGGGTAATCTGTTCTTACATCAAATAATTTTTTATAGTTATCGGCGTTATATTTAGTAAAAACTGACATTTATATATTTATGACATATAATATTATATACATGGATTTAATTAATCGACTTAAACGGAAACCTATTTCAGATTTTGATATATTAAAAACTATTAAAACGCGAGTTTTAAAGTATAGAAATTTAAAAAATTTCCACAATCTCGATGATTTATTTGTAAATGGTTCATTTGTCATATTAATAGAAAATCCTACAAGTAATATAGGGCATTGGGTATGCGTCGTTAAAAGAGGACAGGGTAATAACGCTGTTGTTTCCTATTTTGATTCTTATGGTAGAAAACCTGATCCAAAATTATATTTGGGTAGTGGATATCCTTATTTAACTAAATTATTATTATCCAGTGGATATCCTATAGAATATAATAAAATCGATTATCAAGGTAGAGGTACAAGCACATGCGGAAGACATTGTATAGTGAGAATTATTATGAAAGATAAACCTTTATCAGATTATAAAAAGTTTATGAGTTTATTCAGAAATGATGATGATATTGTAACGGCTATAACTTCTATGATTAGAAAATAAATTTTAATACGATATAAATAATATATAAATGTATTATATAAAATGACTGGATTTTACGGAAACGAGGGAGGTAAATACGGTAAGGTTGCAACAGCAAAAAGAGCTTATGAGGCTTACCTTAAGAAACATCCTAATAGTACGATGAGCTTTGCAAGATTTAAGAAAAGTAATATGAGGCAGGGACCATTAAAGAGCCGTAAAGGACCAAAGAAGGGAACTGCTGCAAAACGTGCAAGGTTCGAAGAATTTGCAAATAGACCTGGCAGATTTGTTTACACAAAAACATATATGAGAAAATTATTTAATGCTGCGGAAAAATCATTAAAAGAAGCACAGAAAGCATTAAAGAAAGCTGAACGCGCAAATAAAAAGAAAAAGTAAGTTAAAATAATTAAATAATATATTTTATCTAATAATATATTATAAATGTCTAATCGAATTCATTACCCACCAAATCTAAGGTTATACGCTAAAAGATATGATACAGGTGGAAGATACAGAAGAAGAAACGCAAGTTTAGAGAGAAGTAGAGCGTTATTTATTGCAAATCTTAGAAAACGTAATTATACAGAAAATGCGGCAATTAGGAAATTTAATGCGGAAGAAAAAAGAAATAGAACAATTACGAATCTTAATAGATTACAGAAATATTCCGGTTTTGAGGGATTGAAATGGTATAAACGAGGACGTCAAAACCTAAAAAGGATTAACAGGAGAAGAAGAGGGTTAAAACAAGCAACTATGGAAATGCAAGGACTTCTAAGAGGAATTACAAGAAATAAGCCAACAGTAGAAGCGCCGCCAGTAGTATTGACTCCAAATATCAGATCACAGATTGATGAGTTGAATAGAAAAATAAATGAAACAGTAGCAGAAAATGAAATATTACAGCAAAGAAATCAAGAATATATGAAGAATTTACAAAACCCAGGAACATATGCCGATATGAGTGGAATTGAAGGGGTTGAAGGAACGGGAGAAGGCGGGCGTTATCGTAGAAGGGGATACACAGTAGCACAAAGTAGAAACGCTTTTATTGATAATTTAGTAAAACGCGGTTATTGGCGTAAAACAGGAATGAGTATGTGGAATAAAGAGGAACGTAGAAAACGTATGATTAGAAATTTGAGAACATTAAATAAGGTTTCAGGATATAGAAATATTAAAGGTTATAAACGTCTTAGGGCATCATGGAATAAAAATTCATGGAGAGCATTTTTAAAGGCTAATCCTTATAATAGATCTGTTCATGGATTATATAGTAATTATTTGAAATTAATGAGCAGAATTAGAAAAGGAGCACAACCAACTATGACACCAACAATGACACAACCGATTACACAAACATTATCTACGCTTCTGCCTCCGGTATTAGATAGAGAATTACCAGCAGCGGATTCACTTGAAGGAACATTAAGAAGGAAACAGATTATATTAGAAAGAAAGGAACGTGAGAAAATTGCAAGAATGCAAGATTATGTAAATCAATATAAGAATGAGATTAAACAGCGAACTATGGCGGCAACCAGTCCATATGATATTGAAACTATAAATAGAATGCGCAAATTTGTTGAAGATTATGAACACCAAATAAACGCGAGAAAAAATAATTTGCAATTAGTGTTAGCGCAACAACCATCAATTAAACAGAATATATTTGATTTAGTTGAGGGTGTAAATATTCCAAGACCAATTAAAGCAGAATCTTTATATACTAAATATAGATTGGAAGCAAAATTAAGAGGAGTAAATAAAAAAGAATTCGATAGAAATATATGGCCTAAGATTAGGAACGAACTGATTAGAGGACCGGTTATTTTTGAAACAGTACAACAAAAAAATAAATTACCATTGAGCCTATTTGATCAAATAGTAAGTCAATCACCATTAGCTATATCTAATTTTTAACTAATTTTCTTAATTTATCATTTAATTTAACGAAATTTAAATGTCTTTCAGTTTTTATATGATGAGAATAATTTTTTTCTGAATATTTTGATAAACATATTTCGCATACTTTTCCACGCATCTTTGGTTTAGGATATATTATTTGTAACATTATTTCTTGTAATACTTTTTTATAATTATCAAAATTTACCTCTTCCATTATAATATAAGATACGAAATTAATAAAGCGAACCTTTTTATTTTTCAAATATTTATATCGTAGGCTTTTGCAAAAAACATTCATTATTATTGTAGAATAATACGACGCATGTGATTTTTAATATATTAATAATATATAGTAAAATGTCATTAACATACAACGAAACAAATAACGCATTATCATTGGATTCAAAAAATGATGAGATTTTATATTACAGTAATAAACGAGATGGACCAAAAAAAGCACAGGGAGATTTTCAAGTTATTCCTAATCAGATGAATGGATTTGATGTTATTTATTTATGTGGTGCTATGGGACAAGGTAAAACATATCAATGTTGTAGGATAGGTGAAATGTATAGGAGAATTTATCCTGAAAATAATATTTATATTTTTTCTCAAAAAATATCCGATCCATCATTTGATGACAGTAAAACATTAAAAGGCAGACGAATTCATATTGATGATAAATTTATTAATAAAGAAATAGATATTGTTAAATCATGTGAATTTCATAATTCAATGTTAATATTTGATGATTTTATGAGTTTTGCTAATAAACATGTTATAAAAAAAATATGTGATTTATTAATTCAATGTATAACATTGGGGAGACAATATAAGATATATACAGTTATTACTTCACATCTTTTTTATACTTGTAAAAATAGAGATTTATATATGAATTTATATAATGAGACACAAAAAATATTTTGGTTTCGTGGTGTAAATGCATATCAATTAAGATATGTTTTAAAAAATTATTGGGGGTATAGTAATAGACAGATAGAAAAATTTATTAATTTTGATAGAAATAGCCGATATACGATGATAAATAGATATCCGGCGTTTATTATGTCTAAAAATAGAATGATGCTAATTGAATAATATAATAAATATGTAATATTTATTATTTAAAATATAAATTAAAAAAGATTATTTAATAACGTCTGCGAGTGCTGCGTGTTCTGCGAGTTCTGCGCCCAGTTAAATGAGATACACGACGCCCCGCGAGAATTCCTGCACCATCATCACCGTCATCTCCATCATCACCGTCATCGCCTGCAATCCATCCACCGTCATCACCATCATCACCAAAACCATCATCACCAAATCCGAGAGTGCGGGCAATAGGGGAAATCATTTGCGCGGCTGGACCAACATAGGGAACAGATGCGGGGATCATTCCAGTCAATCCAGAAACTAATTTATTACGGCGCACAAAGTCAATAATAGGGGATGCAATATGTTTAATTTTACTCCATGCATTTTTAAAGAAATTTCCGAGACGAGAACCAGCCATTACACCTCCAACCATTGCCTTCATCTGATTATAAGACATTGGTGACATCTGTAATTCATTAACTGAACTGATAACGTTAGTAGTGAGTTGAGACATTGATCCTGATTGAATATTAACACCATCATAAATAATAACAATACCTAAATCGTATGTGCAAGTATTAGGGTTAAGTGTTGTGAAATTAATGGTGGCTTGGAATTGTAATTTCTCAGGCATTCCAACAACGTGCTCTCCATTAAGATCTTTAATAGGATCAATAATATCAATAGAACCCATTAAAGCAGCATCGCCGGGACCATTCAAACCACTCCAATCCATCCATCCGAATTTATCAGGCAATCCATTACGCTTAGCCATATTGAAAATATCAACTTGCGTATCTGAACCTCTTAGATTAGTTCTGTTTCCAAATGTGAATGTATGAGAATTAATTGACGCAAATGTATCAGTGAAATTGATAGCATTAGCAAGAGATGATAAAACAGTTGATGTAGAAGGTTTAACATAAATAAGAATACGAGACGGGCAGGTTTGCAACTCAATTAATTGTGATGTTATAGTTGTAGTTGTACCTGTAGCAAGGCTTGCCGCCGTAGATGTAGGGTAGTAATCACATTTATGATATGGATAAGTTATTTGATCTGGCAGAGTGTGTCCAGTTGGAAGAGAAAGGATATTCATAGTGATTTGTGGTGTTCCAAATGTTACAGACATAGATGTAAGAGCACGAGTATGATTGGTTGAATCACGTGACCATAAACGATTAAGTCCAGCACCCGAAAGGAATGTGAAATTAATTGTGAATGGATAAATATTAATGCCGACAACATCTGCATCCTTGCTAAATGGTCCCCAATCAAACAAATTCTGATATAATGTAGTTGTTAAAACTGCACCACTCGAGTTATTTGATACTACAGTTAAAGGATATGCGCGGCGTGTAACCTCAAATACGTTATCTACAAATTTAGCAAATGGTGATCTGTTTGTTCCGAAAAGGCTTGCATAATCTTGGGCATAGTCTGGCATGCAAGGAACAAACTGCTGATTATCTTTATTTTCGTCCAATACTGATTGAGGGAGACTGAGTTCATTAACTTGATATGTCATAGTTGCTCCATTAAGATTGTAATTAGCGGTTTGAATAATTTTATCAATAGGATGGGAACGGAAACCCTCGCAATTGGGCTGATAAGTGTTACCAGTTCCGGCGCCTCCTACCATGGTGATTGTCACAGGCAATGACAGAATTGCAGAATTACGATCAATCAATGTATTTGTGTTATTTGGAATATTAATGTTGAATGACGCATTAGACTGAGTAAATTGTGTTGTTGGAAATACATATGTGTTAATTTCAGGAGATCCAAGCATAGTATACCAGTGTTTGAATGTTTCACTGACTTCTATACGTGGATCAAGAATGCTGAATTTTTGTAAAGTTCCCATGATATATATATTATATAAATATTTTATTCTATTCAATATAAATATATTTGATTTGAAAATATATTTGATTATAATTGAAATATTAAAAATATCAGTAAAATAACTCTTATTGTATGAACTATACCCATTTATATATTTATATATTATTTTATTTATTGCAATTTAAGTTTTGGCGTAAAAATTAATCGCATACTCATCGCTTCATCCATTTTTAAATATATTGGATAAAATGTATTTTGATTATCATACCAATATACAGTAAAATCTATTGTATTAATTGGTTGATTGCCTATTAATTCCAATGTTTTATATGGGGATTGTAATATATATTGTGCTACAAATCCCTTTGTCATATCAGATGTATTAATAAAATCGAAATTAGCAACTATAGGGCGGGTATTAAGTATATTGCCGGTTAATATTGGTAAATATTCCTGATTAACTGGTAATGTATCTGAAGTTATAACAAATCCAATAGCCTCATTCCAATTTATTAATGTTTGCGCACCATATTCAGAATCCATTTTTAATAAATTAGATGGGGATGCCGATATTACATTATTTACATTATCAGTAATAGTAAATAATACATTTCTTCCATTAGTATATGAATTATTTGATGATGACGGAATACCAATTACATATTTTTGTAATGCATTATTTACATATATTTGAATTGGGGTTGTTAATGTTTCCTCATAAAAATTCTTCTGACATACTAACGATATAATATGTGTTGTATTATCTATAATGAAATATGGGGCTACTGATCCTGTTGGTAATGTCGTTAATCCTGATAGTGTTGTAAATGCTGTCGATAATGCTGTATTTAACATCGATATCATAGTTTGATATGAATAAACATAATAATAATATGCCGATGTTTGCGGTAATAAAACATTAGGCTTATATATCAATGGAATAGCCCCACTTCCTACTGAATTATATACTAATTCCAC